CACTGAATGTTCCCTCTTTCGCATCGGAGAATGGGAGTAACGCCCGCGCCGCAGATAATGCCTCACTGACTGCCGCTTTAATCTCTCCAATCTTAGATTTAATCCCTGCCACCAATGCCGAAATTAAGCCCACACCAGCAGAACGAAATGAACCAATAAATCCTGTTACCACCCCTGCCGCTGCACTCAAAGAACTACTAATAGCAGAAGGGATTTGAGCCATTGTTGATCGTATAGAGGTAATCATGCCTTGAATTGCGGCTACAACGGCGGATTTAATAGCATTCCATCGAGAAACCATTGCCGATTGTACTGCGGTCATGACAGATTGAATCGTACTAACAATATTCTGAAAAATCCCTGTTATTGCTTGCCACAATCCTTGTAAAACACTGATTACAGTCTGCAAAATAGCTTGAAAAACGGACACAACTGTGTATTTCACGCCCATCCAAACTTCGGCAAGGAATGCGCCAACACTCCCAAATTCTCTGACTTTAGCAATGATGTAAATAATATTCCAAATCCAGATCGCTACAGCCGCAATAATCAACCCACCCACAACACCAATTGCCGCCCCTAATCCAACAAAAGCAGCTTTGATATTGGCAATGATGGCAGTAAGTCCCCCCGCAGCCATGACTGTGCCGACGATTTGCATAAATGCGCCAAGGGGAATCAATAACGCTCCAACACCAAGAGTTAACGCCCCAAAACCAACCGCAAGATTTTTCACCCAAGCAGGTGCTTCAGCTAAGCCGATCGCCATCTTGGTTAACGCCTGAGCAATTCCGGTGATCGCATCAGTCAACCCACTCGCCCCCAAGGCAATCCCCAATTCAGCAAAAGCATTCCGCATGAGTTGCATCTTTGCCGCCGAGGTACTGGACATCGTTTCAAAGGAATCAGCGACGCTTGATCCTTCCTTCCCTAAGAACTGAAACCCTTTCCCAATTCCCTCGGAAGCCCCTGCAATCCGAGCCAACTCGTCATCAAAACCAGCACCGATAATATCGTTAAAAATTCCCAAGGCTTCGGGACCCTTTGCCGCCGCCGCCTCAAAAACTTCCTGCATCACAGCAGTACCTTCTCCAGCCTGCATCCTTGACTGGAGTTCTTCTACGGAAAAACCTAATTCCTCAAATGCCGCTTGCGCCTTGGGAGTCGCTTTCGTCGCATTAGCCAACACCCCACCAAAACTTGTAAATGCGTTTGCAGCAACCTCAGGAGCCATGCCCAACTCGATGATCGAAGCACCAAATGCCGCGATATCACTTTCCCCCATTCCAAAATCTTTCATCGCACTGGCACGTTGCACGAAGTTCAAAACCTCAGACTCCGTAACCGCCATGCTATCCCCTAGGGCGTTGACGTTATCCGCAAACTTGGTCAGTCGTTTAACGTCTAAAACCCCATCGTCAATCATGCCAAACGAAGCGGCTAATTTCCCCACCGAATTCCCTGCATCCTCTGCGGTCATGTCGAACGCCGTGGACATTTGCGCCGTAAGCTCTGTAAATTCCTTTAGCCCTTTAGCCCCAATGCCCATCTTTGATCCGGCTGTGGCAATCTCAGCCAAACCAGTGGCGGCGATCGGGATTGTTCGGGACAGTTCAAGGATATCCTGACCCATGCTTTGCAGCGGATCGCCTGTGAGGTTTGCGGCTTTCCCCAGTTCCGCCATCGAGGTTTCAAAATTGCTCGACACCTCAAAAATTGAAGAGCCAAGCCCGACCATGGTGTTCATTATCGAACGACCCACGTTGGAGATTTGACTCCCAACCCGCTGCATCTGCTCACCAAGGGCGATGCTTTGAGTTGTCTTATTCAGCCCATCAATCTGAGCTTTTAACGCCTCAATTTCCGCTCTTGCCTGATCAGCAACCGCGCTGATTTCGATTCTTAACTGGGCTTCACTCATCGTTTTCGTTTGGCAGCTTTTTCGGCTTCTTGGTTCTCTCGTTTACGGAAGGCGATCGCCTGATTTACCCAAAAAATCCCCTCATCAGAATCCAGCTTTAGAAATTCATTGAGGGGATAGTTGAGGATTTGGCAGGCAAAGATTAAATCCTGACAAGATGGAATTTGTTCTTTTTTGGCGTTACGAGGGGCATCAACGCTTGAACTTCACCCGCAGGCATATCAAGAAAATCATCATAGGTTAGGGCTTTGCCATCCACCTGTATCAAGAAGCTCAGCAACCAAAAAGCCACTGCCGCCTGATCGTTGTTTGCCCGTGCCTGAGCCTTAGCGTTATCCCCCACCAACCGATTACGGAGTAACGTTATTTTTTTATCTCCCAACTCGTATTGTTTGGGGAACGATTCCACAGCAATAGGCTTCAGTTCCGCCAGAGAAAACAGCACACCGGATAGAGTCTCAGAAATCTCAGCATCTAGCCCGTTTACCGCATCAATAGTCAGCGTTTCACCGTTGCGAGTACAAGTAGTAGAAATCAGCGAAGCCTCAAAACCTTGCCCCTTAATCTGTGCCTTTAGAGCAAAGTACAGGTCTAATCCCGTCGCCTCCTTTTTGACTTCTAGGCGATCGCCCTCCCCCAATTCCAGATAGGCAATGTAATCAGGCTTTCCCGTTACTTCCGTTGATTTCGTCATGGATTACAGCCCAAATAAACTTAATAAATTGCCGCCTACTTTGATGCCATTCAACACGTCAAATTCATATTGAACAGCCCCCCCAATTTGCACCATCAAATAATCACAGGCGTAAACGGTTTGGGGTTCAGAAGTTTCGCCATCCTCAAACGAACCCAGTTCAGCCTCTTTGGGGCGACCACGCATCGTCATTGACAACTGTTGCGGAAGAGCAATCCCCCGTCCGTCATAGGTTTTTTGCTCACCTCGCAGGATGATTTGCGAAGTAAACGAACCATCGTAAATAGCCCGTGAAAACTCAGGGGGATAATGCAGCCACATGATCGTGAACTCCAACGGCGCAACGTTTTCGGGGAGTTCCATCGTTCCAGCCATCCCCAGACCCGCGTACTCTTTCTGGTTGTATTCAATCGTGGGCAGTTCTAATCCTCGAACGGTTCCCGTCGCATCAATGCCGCCAATGTAGGCACGCATATTAATGGGTTTTCTTACTGGCATGAATTACACTCCTACGGCTTCTTGACCGACGTTAAGGTTTGCAGCAAGGGCAACATCTAGGATTGAGATGATGTTGATATTTTCAGCAGGGGGCGGCGGCAACATTTGCAGTCTGAAACTTACGATGCCATCGGCTAACTGAGTGGGGAGGTTGTCGCTAGGAGAATAATAGAGGCGCGAACCATCAATCAAGTCACCACTCGCAATCAACGTTCTTAGATAGGCATTTGCCGAATCTAGGAAGCTCTCAATCAAGGCGTTATTTAGCTTGCCATCGATGTACTGGAAGGCTAAAAATTGCAGGGCTTCATGAATCACAATTCGAGCGTACTCAATGTTCATGAAGTTTTCGGGGCTGGTATTCGTCGGGAAAGCAAAACTTCTATTGCCCCATGTCCGAATCCCAGTACCAAACCCATTGATCAGCGTCATAATCCCCACATCATTAAGGTTGTTTGCCTCTGTGGTGAAGTTGCCGATGATGAACTCAATGGGACGTTCTAGCCCAACGATGCCGCGCATTTCAATGTTTGATGGCGACTTCGAGATCCCCTGTGCCGCCGATGCGTTAATCCAGATGCCTGCCACCCGTGAGGATGCCGGATCTAGTTCGTTCGTATCGGTCAAATTTCGATAGATTTTGGCGTGAGGATAAACCCCAACAAGCTTGCGGCTACCGGAATTAAAGTTGATTGTGCCTTGCGCACCACGTCCCGAAATAGCCGTATTCACGCTAATCCCAATGGGGGCATCCACAATGCCAATCGCATCAATATTGAACGCTACTACATCGATCGCCGACGTGACCGACACCACGGAGGAATACCCAGGGGCAATCAATAACCGAGGCTTCACACCGAATAGGGCATAACAATCTTTAGCCGCTTCTAAACCAAGGCGATCGCCGTCCCCATCAACCCCACCAATAATGTCCGAGTTTTGAACAATCGAAGGGTCAACATAGGTATAGGTAACTTTCACAGAAGCACCGCTGGCGATCGCCCCACCCGTCAATCGAGTGATCACGCCCGTCGCAGTATTTAGACTGTAATCAGTGTTTAGAACATAGGTAGGAGTGCCGCCCGTACCCGTAACCACAACCGCGCTTAGACCTTCTTCCAGTTGAATCGTGTCGTTAGTCGCAAACGTATTAGTCGCTGCCGTGACCGTGGTTAGATGTGCGCCCGAAGGATAACTGTAATCAAGCTTGACAGTGGAGTTTGCAGTAATTCCACCCCCGCTGATACGGGTAATAATGCCATTCTCCGAATCATAGATATAGTCCGTATCGAGGACATAAGTAGGCGTTCCCCCAGAGCCTTTCACCACTAACGAAGCCGCACCCCTTGGGATTTGGATCGCGTCATAACTAAAGGTTTGGGATTGTGCCGTTACCGTTGTTGTCGCCTGAGCGCCAAAAGCATCTAGGACGTTAACAACATAGACTTCTACGCCGCCGTCGCTGGTCGCCTGATCGAAGATGCCATCCAACGCTTTGGGGATGGTGTAACCTAGTCGGTCTTCACCAAAGGACAAAGCCCCCTGCCGTCTATTCGTGACTAGGACGGGGGTATTTAGAGAGCGATCGCCAGATGCAACCAAATATTGCGGCGACGTACCGACAAGAAAAATCCGGTTGGGAGATTCCCGCGTCGGACGAACGCCCGTGGTTACAATTTCAATCGATGGACCGTGTTTAATTGCCATTTGCAGTCACCTCCTTTGGTGCTTTTTCAACCGTCTTTTTGGGGGCGGCGATCGCCACATCTTCCACCACTTTCAACAGCCCATTCTTGATCCATTGACGGACGACATCCAACTCAGTATCGAGGGTGTAAGTATGCCCCGGCATTAGGTTTAAAGTGATGTTCGGTTTTTGCAAAGTCGCACTACCCGGCGTTGCGCTAACCCACTTACATTTTTTGAAGTTCTGCATAATTTAGCCTTGGTAAATATCTGTCAAATCAGCACCGCCGCCGCCATCGTCATAACCAATCGCGCCCGTTGGTGGGGCAGTCTCAATGGGGTCATCGGCAAAGTTAATCTCGGTAAGCGTTGGCAATAAATCAGGGTCTTCAGATTGCTGACTAGCGCCCCCCGGCATGATGATCGAAAAGGAACCCTGCGCCGTGACGTAGGACTCCGACATCCCCGCAAAATTGAACGCCCCCAAAGATAATTCTTCGAGCATATTCGGCATTAGGTAGCCAAATAACAGGTCACGAACATGGGCTTTTACCTGATAAAAACCACCTACACCACGCAACTTTTTAGCCATAATGGCGACGGAATAGCTATGAATTTCCTCTCGGATAGCACCCCCAATGTCAGTCGTTCCCATGTCAGTGCCAACCCAGCTTAGGATCACCATGCCAGCCTCGGCGATCGCCGCCCAATCTTTCGGTAAATCGGGCATAAACTGCACCGTTACGCCATGTAGATCTCGGACAGGCTGGAGGTGTTGCGCTAGTGCCAGCTCAAACTCTTCTTGGTAGGCAAGGGTTTCCGTCATATCGTTGATAGAAACTCCTTAGCGATTTTGGCGTGTTCTTCCCTGTCGCGATCGCCGAAGCCGAGGAATTTGCGCTGTGCCATTTTCGACGTGCCAGTTTGGTGAAAAATCCCGTAGCCTTGGGTCGCGAAGACAAACGCACTATCCCCCGAAACTTCAGAAGAAACAGAGTTGATCAGTGCCGAGGTTTCCCGCAAGATTGCCCCGCTACGTTTCCGGAGTAGGGTACTTGGACGCAACGCCGCCCAAGGCGCACCATCGGGGTCAGACTGCTGAGCGAAATTTAACTTAGTTGATCGCTCTTGATAAGCCGCATTTCGTCCCAACATAGGGCGCAGGTTTTCGAGTTTGTCGGACATCACATCCAAAACTTGAATTGCATTGCCGCTGACTTTGACCTTAACCATTACGCCGAACTCCCATAGGTAGAAGTGGTAATCAGATAGCCCTGAACTTTTTGCCCAAGGATTTCGTTCTCGTCAAAACCAGCACTGGCGATCGCCGGAACAAAATGAAATTCGTACTCGGTGTTGCTGCCGTCCATCGTTGCTTTGGCGATCGCGCCATCCCTAACGCCATCGGGCAAAACATTAGGATCGGTGCAGTGACCTTTGACGTAAATTACGGTTTGATCCCCACCGACGAATGGGGTGTTCTGAGGCATCCGATCTTGTTTGAGGAAACACCGCACCGTTTTCGCCTCTGTCTGCGCTGTGGGTTCGCCATAGTCGCCAACAATTATTTCCCCAACGGGGACATTGAAAATTAGCGTGGCATTCTCAAGAACAGATAGAGCCGTCATGGTTAACCGTTCAACTCCTCAAGGCGATCGCCAGCCAATTCCTTGATGCCCGTCCGACTGTCAGACTGGATCAAAGCTTCCAACTCCTTGACATTAGTCGAAGCGTTAATCAAGCTTTCTGACTCTCGGATAGTGACGGCGGCAACGGCTTCAGCGAGGGTTAAGTTCCCCACCGGAGAACCTGCCACTGGAGCAGCGGACGTTTGCCCAAGGGCAGCGTCTTGGTGAGGGACAGGCTGATCATCGCCGTCCCGTGTGGAAACTTTGAACCCTTCCAACTCACCTTCAACCTGAGGCTCTTTGCTCAGGACGCGCAGGTATTCCCGGTCAATCCAAAGCTTTGTCACCGGATGGGCGATCGCCAGTTTCCATTCATCCGCAGGGATGTTCAGATTGATGCCAGGCTTAAGGGTTAGTTGCTGAGAGCCGCCAACATAATTGACGGTCAGGCTCGTTGCGCGTCTGTTCTCAACCGTGGTCATCAAATCCCTTCCCCATAGCGCATAGACAAGGGCTTGCGAACTTCGATCCCACCTGTCCGCATCCGGCAAGGGACTCGGAAACTAAAATCACGCTCAGGGTTTGGACGCTGTTCAAAATCCAAGGGAACATGGAATTTTACGAGATCAGGACGCTTGATGTAGGACACCATCATGTCCACGCCGCCCGTACCTTTGCCCTGTAGATAAGGCATCGGAATCACAGTCTGCACACCCGCAGGGGTTGCCCGTTGGGTCTTCAGGAAAAATGACAAAATCGTTTCGCCACTTGCTGAATTGTTTGGGAATGGAGAACCAACAATCCGCTCAAATTGATCTTGAGGGAGGGCGATCACCATTGGGTTATAAGCCCCGTTTGTCGCCACGCGAGTTGCCGCCGCAAAATTGCGGAGGTCATCATAGACCTGCTCATTCGTCTTGTGCTGCCACTCAGTCGAGCTGGTCCCACCATTGCTGTTG